CACGGCTTCTTCTTACCGCATCTTTGATAGGTGTTAAACCCCTTATTTTTTCTCCAACTTGAAATGATATTTCTGAAACATCATCTACTATCATATTAACAGCACGGTTAACTACCTCTAATTCTTCGTAAGCTGATCGATAATTATCTTTCTTCTCACGAGTGTCTAGCGTTAGTCCTTCTTCTAGTGCTATAAACGACTGCGCAGGATTTAACTTCTCCTCCGTGTCTATAGTTCTACCTAAAAGTCTGTCATACCATGCCATTTTTTATCCTCTGTTTATCTACCCATCGCTTTTGTTTTGCGGCAGTTGCGAGCTTTGGTCGTTTGCCGTAAATACTGTGTAGCCGCATATGATGGGATTTGCATAGTGTAGCAGCTTCATGATAAATTTCATTTATGTGTTCTGCAATAAAAGTTTCCCGAACATTCATTATTTCGTCGGCTGAATTTATTGTTATTTTATGTGCTTTTAACCAAGTTTCTAATAACTCAGTCATTCCAAAGAAGTGGTGAAACTCCAGTCTCTCTGTATCCCCACAGATGTAGCATTCAGTCTCTTTTTTATAACCTGATTTCGCTTTGTCTCTGACGTACTTGACTAAATCTCTTTTTAAATTCATAATTTCCTATTTATTAAAAATTATACCAAAAATTTACCTTGTTGTCAAGAATAATTTTTTGGTAGGTCTAAGGGTTAAAAAGTACTCGCAGTTGTCTCAAAAGTATACAGCGCATATCTAAGCGCATCTGCCATGTGACTTGCCATATTATGCTTAGGGCGTTCTTTCATTAAGTTTGGATTATTGTCCCATTGATATTGGTCAACTGCTTCAAGGGTGTGTCGGCATTTTTGATCTACTAATAGTAAATCGTTATCTATAATTCCTGCTACATGTCCTATGCCATCTAATACAGATTTTTTGGCATTTATAGTAGAAATATCATAATTTTGTGCAAAGTCATAGCGAGTTTGTTGTGCCGCTGAATCTATATAAATCCAATCAATATCATATTTAGTGATTCTTTTTCTTATTTCAGCAGCATGCTGTTCAGTGGTTCTTTCTGCATCTAAGTATTCATCTAGAAGATAGAATTTTTGTTCGTCCCAATGATATCCTATTACACACAAAGCTGTTGGATCTTTATATCCTACGTCGAGACCCGCAAATATATCCATTTTACTAGTATCTAACTGGGAAAGATCTTGGACACAGGTTTCAAAATTAAAGTTCCAAACCTGACCTTCATAAGTATTAAAGTCAGCAAGATACTCTTGAGCAAACTCTGCTGAAGACATTGCTTTCTTAGCTTCTGCTATATCTTCTTCTGATACTCTTGGATTCTCATGGTATGTGGCTCTAATTGCACACCAGTCTTTAAACTCATCACTATATCCTCTATGATAAAAGTCTGCAAACCAGTTATTTCTACCTCGAGGAGTAGAAATAAATACTGCTTTACTTAGTTCTTTATCTAGGGTGGGACGTAAGGCTACATTGAAAGCGTCTTTACCGTCTGCCAATGCAGCCTCATCGAATATAATCAAGTCGTATGATCTACCAACGGTAGAATCTACCTGATTAACAGACCCCATTCTAATTGTAGAACCATTAGATAGTTCTATTACTTTGTCTTTTGCGTTATCTCTTACAACCTCTAGATCAAAGTGTTTAATTAGTTGTCTTTGTAAATCAAATGATATCTGAGATAAAGCATAGTTTGGTGACATTATTAAAATGTGAGAGTTTGGCACGAGTGAAACTAGCTGTCCGATGACATTAGTTATATAAGTTTTTCCCTGCCGTCTAGAAAGAGCGGCACATACAAATCTATACTTTGGGTTGTTAATAGCATTGATTAATGCTACCTGAGCTGAATTTGGTGTAGTACCTAAAAGGTTTAAGTATTCAGATATAGGCAACTTGATGAAACGTGAAGCCGCATCAAAGTCCATTATACTATCTCGTAGTATATCTTTCCTACTTATATCTAACATTAGTGTATCGTTATATTTTTATTTAATTTATTTGATAAAATTGATTGAGGAAGTACTCCTTCCTCATTACATACAGTCAGCATATACAAGTACCCAAGACATATCTCTCTAAGTACTGAGTCATTTTGACTAATATCTCCCTGCTGAAGTTTGTTGTTTAGTCTGCTCAAAGTAGTAATACATAAAGCAGCAATTTCATCCAGCCATACACCATTCTCTATATTTGGTTCCATTAATTTTCTGTAACTACAGGCGCGCCTTTGACCTCGGCGTGTGCTGCAAAGATTTGATCTTCAGGATTTTTTCTAATTATAGATACTTCTCCAGCTGCTAGTGTAAATGTTGCTAATGTTGTATCAGCAGAATTAGCGACAGTAACTAACCTATTGGTAGAACCATCATTTACTAGTCTGACATCCATAGCATTTTGAAAAGTTGAGGCTGCCCCCACACTTGTTCCACAAGCTGCTTCAGATCCTAAAAATTTTAGTGACATTATTATCTCCTACGTAATTTTTTACGTCTTTGTAAGGACTTGCAGAAGTAGGCTCACAAAAAGCTACTGCTACTATTAGTAGTACTAAAGCTAAGTACCTTACCATTTTACTTTATTCGCCCAATATGCGGCAGACATCTTGCCTTTCGCAATATTTTTAGCGTGTCTTGCTTTGAAACTTTTACGTTTCATTTTCATTCTTCGAGACTCTCCAGCTTTGGGTTTACCTGCTGTCTTAGCTCCTTTCTGTCCAAAACGAATTGTTTTAATTTTATTACCAACTTTTGCCACAACTATATGTGACTTAGTTCTATGATTAGGCGTGCGTTTAGGTTTATTATATCCAGATACTCCAGCTCTTTTAAGTCGAGAATCTTTTTTTCTCCTAGCGCCTCCGCGTTTTGTTGTTCTTCTTCTTCGCATTTCTTGCTCTCCTCAAGCCTGCTTTTGCCGATTTAAATACAGAGGCCACTGTTTTCTTACCCATAACTCTTGCTCTTTGTTCTCCTACAGTTAGTATTTGAATTTTTCTAGCGTATGATTTACGAACTCGTTTAACTTTTTGTACTGTTGCTCTTGCATTCTTTACAGTTGCAAATTTAATTCTAACAGTATCTTTTGGATTTTCGTCTGTGTATAAACGTCTTCCAGAACCTTTAGGTTTTTTACCTGTTCCTTTTCTTGGGTCTCGTCTTTTTCTTCTTCTTTTTACCATAGCCTGATGCGTATATTGCTTTACCTTGCCGCTCTGCCGCTTTTTTAGATCTGTAAACCTTTCCAGACTTACCCCAACGATACCCGCCTTTAACTTTTCTTACGGGCACGTTTTTTCTTCTTCTTCATGCTTTTCTTCTTGCCATTTTTCTTTTGTTTTGCAAGAATTGCTTTTTGTAATGCCATTGGTAATTTTTTCTGTTTTGCTGTCAAAGCCATATTATCTTCTCCTGCGACGAACTGTTCTTTTTCGTCTGCCCCGCCTGGCGATAGTCTTCACGTTAGTTGGTTTTCCGCCTACGCCCTGCTTTTTAGATCTTTTTCTTCGAATAGCTGATTTTATTTGAGCTTTTGTCATTGCTGCAGCTTTTGCTGCTGGAACACACTTGGGGTATCCTTTTCTGCTCTTTTTAGCTTTGCGTCTTCCACATTTATGATAACCGCCACCTTTTTTAGGTCTCCCAAGGTCAACCCAACGCTCACCAAACCATTTACCTAATCCTCCTCTAGCCATTATCGTCCAACTTTTTTCATAGCAAGTCTATGAGCTTGAGTAAAAGTTTTACCCTTTCTCATTTGTGCTCTCATAAACTTCATATGCTTTTTAGTATGATGACGAGCATGTCTTCGAAGTGTATTTGTTTGTCTCTTGGTTAGTTTTTTAGCCACGACGATACCTCCCACCAGCTTTCTTGTACTCTCGTACAAGATAAGCATTAGCATATGCACTCGGATAAACAGCAAATTTTCTTTTGGTTTTTGCTTTTATTCTTGCATATAGCTTTTTATTAGTGGGTATAAGGCATTATAATTGCTCCTTAATTAACGTATAAACCCCCCAAATTAATGCAGGCCAAGCTAACATCTCAATAATAGGTGCACCCATTAAAATTAGTACACTACCACCAATAATTGTTATTCCGTCCCACGAGGTTCTCTCGGCTAATCTAGCCATTACCCAGTCTTTGACTGCCATTATTTTGTCCATCATAACTTTTCTCCCACAAGTTCTTTGGGCATTTAGCCCTTGATGCTCTAACTTTAAGTGGCATAAAGCACTTGCAGACTTTACACACTTTAATTCTTCTGTCTAGATACTCACAACGTTCACATATCTGTAGTCTTTTTTTATGATTCGTCATCTTTTTTAGGTGATACAGTTACTTTTCTATAATAAACTACCACCTCTTTTAATTCATTTATGTATCTTTTTAACTCTTGCATATTATATGCCATTAATTCATAGTCTGGAACTGACATTGCAAAAAACACTATTTGAC